AGGGAAACTCAGCGCTTTAGAAACGCTGCTACAGGATCTTAAAGACCTGCAGAGAAACGAGGAGAATGTCGATGACGATAATACAACCTGATCCGTTAGTCGGGATCAAAAAAAATGGTGAAGCTGCACCAGATTCAACAGAAACAGCTATACCTACTGATCCAGAAGGTATTAAAAAATATCTTGAGATAATACCAAAACCAGTTGGATACAGACTTTTAGTTAGACCTTATTCAGGTCCCAAAAAAACTAAAGGTGGAATTATCTTAACTGATAATGCAAGTGAAACAATTCAAATGACAACCGTAGTTGGTCTTGTTGTTGAAATGGGTGATCTTTGTTATCAGGATAAAGAAAAATTTCCAAAGGGTCCTTGGTGCAAGAAGGGTCAATTTGTAATCTACGGTAGATATGCCGGTTCTAGATTCAAAACAAAATATGGTGAACACCGTATTTTGAATGATGATGAGATCATCGCAACAATAGCAAAACCAGAAGATATTCTGCATTTATACTAAGGAGGACACATCATGGCTGATGCACAAGAATATGCTAAGACACAACCTGAGGTTGAACTCGATACAGATGATGTCAAAGAAACTGACGTTAGAGTTGAGGACACCAAAGAAGAATCAAAAGAACCAAACTTAAATGCTGGTGAAGTTGATTTAGGTTATACTGAGCATGACAGAGACCAATCGAAAGAAGAGGTTGCTGTCGAAGAGGTTCAAGAAGAACCAAAACAAGAAACACAACAACAATCAGAACCTGACGATTTATCAGAAGTTTCTGAATCTGTTAGAAAAAGAATAGATAAACTTACTAGAAAATTTAGAGAAGCTGAAAGAAGAGAAAAAGCTGCTTTAGATTTTGCTAAAGGTTTACAGAAAAAATACGATGATTCTGTAACTAAGTATGATTCTACAGATGAAAAATATCTGAAAGAATTTGATGCGAGAGTAGATGCTCAAAGAGAACAGGTTAAGAGAAAGCTTAAAGAGGCTATCGAAAGTAACGATGCTGATAAAATCATGGAGGCTAATGATGAGCTTACTCAATTAACTGTTGAGAAAGAAAAAGCTAGAATCAAGATGGCGGATAGAGAAGCTAGATTGAAACAGCTTGAGGAGCAAAAAAACGCACCAAAAGTAGAACCAATCCAAGAACAAGAACCTCAGAGTGAGCCTAGTGAAAGGGCTAAATCTTGGGCGTCTAAAAACGCTTGGTTTGGCAACGATAAAATCATGACTAACGCCGCAATGACTGTGCACGAAGATCTAGTGGGCATGGGTGTTGATGTTGAAAGTGATGAGTATTATAATGAAATAGACAAACGTATGAAGGAAAATTTCCCTCATCGTTTTGCTACTCAAGAGCAACGAAGACCCGTCCAAAAAGTTGCTTCTGCTGGAAGAACTCAGCAGGGACGTAGATCTGTGAGACTCACCAAATCACAGGTGGCGATTGCCAAAAAATTAGGGGTGCCACTAGAAGAATACGCTAAATTCGTGAAGGAGGTATAGAATGAGCGATAATATAAAAAGAACTTCACGCGCGTCTGAAGAAAAAAAAGAAACAAGGTTAAAACCTTGGACGCCACCATCATCTCTGGATGCACCACCTGCGCCAGACGGTTATGTTCATAGATGGATCAGAACCGAAAGTATGGGTTTCCAAGATACGGCTAACGTATCTAAGAAAATGAGAGAAGGTTGGGAATTTGTGAGAGCCGAAGAGATTAAAAATCAATTAGGTGATCATTCTTATCCAGTCATAGCTCAGGGAACTTACGCAGGACTCATCGGGGTTGCTGGCCTTGTGTTGGGAAGGATACCTGAAGAGATCGCAAAAAGCCGTGCCGAGTATTTCAAAAGAATTACTCAAGACAGAGTCGCCGCGGTAGACAACGATGTCATGAAGGAACAACGACCGGAGATGCCTATTAATATTAGTAGACAATCTCGCGTAACTTTTGGTGGTGGAAACAAATCCTAATGATTTGGTAAACTTCACTCCAAAGTAAATGTTAAACAATAAAGGAGAAAACAACTATGGCTAATGTAGCTGAAAAATATGGTCTAAGACCAGTAAGAAAGTTAGATGGCTCTCCATTTATTAACGCGCAAAACAGATACAGAATTGCAGCGAACTACGGAACACCAATTTATCAAGGTGACTTGGTAAAACCTGTTACAGGTGGTGGAATCGAAAGAGCTGTTGCAAATACTTCTGATCTTGTTGTGGGTGTTTTTAACGGAGTGTTCTACACTGACCCTACTACTCAGAAGCCTACTTGGAAAAACTACTATCCTGGAACTGTTAATGCTAGCGACATCGTTGCTACCATTATTGATGATCCAAATGTGGTTTATTCAATAGATTCTGATGGAGCATTCGCGACAGCGGATATCTTCAAAAACTTTGCAATAACAAATGCTGGCGGTAGCACGTTATCTGGAATTTCACAAGTTCAATTGGACTACAGTGTATCTGGATTAACAACAAGTGGTACTGTCCTTCAAGCAATTGACGTTTCGCAAGATACGCAAAACGACACTGCTGGAAGTGTGAACGTAGATGTATTGGTTAGAATTAATAACCACTTCTATGCTCAAGGCACAGGTATATAGGAATAGGAGAATAAATTATGGCTATATCACGATCACAACTAGTTAAAGAACTAGAGCCAGGATTGAATGCACTATTCGGCCTGGAATACAACAGATACGACAATGAACATGCGGAGATCTTTACAACTGAATCTTCAGACAGAGCGTTTGAAGAAGAAGTAATGCTATCTGGCTTCGGTACTGCTGCTACTAAAGCAGAAGGTGCTATGGTCACTATGGATCAAGCTACTGAAGCGTATACTTCAAGATACACTCACAACACTGTGGCGCTAGGTTTTGCGATCACAGAAGAGGCTATCGAAGATAACTTATACGACAGATTAGCAGGCAGATACACAAGAGCTCTTGCAAGATCAATGGCGCAATCTAAACAAATCACAGCTGCTAACATTTTGAACAACGGTTTTGACACTAGTGGTTCATACAATGGTGGTGACGGTAAAGCACTTATGACTACTGATCACCCATTGACAAATGGTGGAACTTTCAGAAATGAACTTTCTACTGCTGCTGACTTGTCAGAAACTTCGTTAGAACAAGCGTTAATTGACATCGCGGCGTTCGTAGACGAAAGAGGATTAAAGATCGCTCTACAAGGCAGAAAAATGATAATTCCAAAAGAATTACAATTTACTGCTGAGAGAATCATGAAATCACCTTTATCTACAACTCCAGGTGGATCAGCTGCGTTTGCGAAAAACGACATCAACGCTATGATGAACATGGGTATGATTCCAGAAGGTTACAGAGTTAACCACTTCTTGACTGATACTGACGCGTTCTTCATTTTAACTGATGCGCCAAACGGTTTGAAAAACTTCGTAAGATCGCCAATTAAAACAGCGATTGAAGGAGATTTCGACACTGGTAACGTTAGATTCAAAGCTAGAGAAAGATACAGCTTCGGTTGGTCTGACCCTAGAGGAATCTTCGGTTCTCCAGGAGCGTAATAAAATACATTGCAGGGGCGTACTTTACGCCCCTGTATTTAAAGTTTATAATAGGATTTATTATGGGATACAAAAGTGATATTCAGGCTACAAGATCAACAGCAGCAGCAGGTGCTACTGCTATTATAGAAGGCCCAATTAGATTAAGAGGAATTATTGTTGCTTCAGATAATGTTGGAGCAGGTGTTTTAGAATTAACTACAACTTCAAATTCAGGTACAACTCTGTTTATTGCTGATGTACCACAAGGTGATGTAATTAACTTTAGTTTTCCAGAAGATGGTATTCCTTTTCCAAAAGGTGTTTTCTGTAAGACAAAAACTAATGTTGCAGCTTACACACTATTAACTGATAAATATTCAGCACCAGGATTAACAACGTAGGTAGAGCGTGGATTACTATGCTGACTTAGGTATAGAAATCGATGGCTTCGCTAAAGGTGGCATGCCTGCGAAGAACAAGAAAAATTTTAGATCTACAAAATCTGGAGCAGGTATGACGGCAGCAGGGGTCCGTGCATACAGAAGAATGAACCCTGGATCAAAACTAAAAACAGCAGTAACAGGTAAAGTTAAAAAAGGATCTAAGGCAGCTAAAAGAAGAGCCTCTTATTGTAGAAGATCAAAAGGACAAATGAACATGCATAATATCAATTGTTCTAAAACTCCAGAAAAGCGAATATGTGCTGCAAGGAGAAGGTGGAAATGTTAAATGGCTTATTTGAATGCAGACATACCACCAATTTATTGTAAAATAAGAAAGGAGTATTTATATGACTTATCAAAACATCAAGGAGAAAGTGAAGACTGCTGTATCTTCAGTGTCACGTCTATCACAGACCGTGCTCTCTTATTTAACATCATGCTACCCAACGGTGCGTGCTTTTGGCGTTTGCCTATCTCAGCGTTTTTCCAAGAACGTTATGATAGATCCGAAGTGCCAGATTTGCCGATCGACCAGTTACAACTGTGGAATAGTTTTAGTTATTATCCTAGTGTGCATTGCTTTAGTTTTCTAAGAGGAAAACGAGGAAAATATTATGGAAAAGATAAAAAAAATTATCCATTCGAATATTTATTTACAATTGATTGGGCTCATCCAGAAAGTAATATTTTGGATACAGAACATTCTGAAATTCCTGCTGAACACAAGTGTGCACATATACTGGCTCTTGATAACGGTAATTATGCAGCTCAGCCTAATAATCGTATTTTGTGGGATGCTCCTAACTACACTGTTGGTAACAGGGTACCTGATTATGAAGTCCAAACTACAAAATGGAATGTCGAAAATAAAGACTGGCTTACTGACGATAGTAACAAAATGTTCTATAATGTAGAAAAGAAAGAAGAATAATTATGAATTTAATAAGAGATTTAAAAAAACAAATAGAAGATAAAAGAAAGCAAGAGTCTATGGTTGCTCAACTTAGAAAAAGAAGTAAAGAGTCAATTTCTAGACCTAAAGCTGAAAAAAATATCACATCAAACGATCCTAGATTACAAGGCATTTAAATGTTTGATAGATGGATGTACAGTTTTTTTGGCGCTATAGATGCGATCTTTGAGAAGATTGATAGTATAATATTCAAAAAGAAAAAAGGTAAAAAGAGATGAAGAAGTGTCAAAAGTGTGAAAAAGAGTTTCAACCTAAAGATGAGCTGGATCAATTCTGTAGTCAGGATTGTAAAGAGGAGGCATTAGCTGAATTAGATTCTGGTTCTGATGAGTGCCTATCATGTCAATAAAAATAAATGAGAACACCAGTATCGGTCTCCCGTTAAGGAACTTAATTGGTCTGATCGCAGCCATAGTTGTCGGAGCATGGTTTGCTTTCGGTGTTATCGAAAGACTTAATAAACTAGAAACTAAAAATCAGTTGTTTGAAAAAGATTTATTAGAGGCTAGTGTTCAAAAACCCATCGATCAGGAGCAGTTCAT